AGGTCCTAATGGGAGAAATGTTGTAATAGACAATGGCGAATCACCCCAATCAACTAAAGATGGAGTAACTGTAGCTAAATCTATTTCGTTATCAAACCCAACACAAGAATTAGGAGTTAAATTAGTGAAACAAGCAGCTATCCAAACCGCTAACAAAGCAGGTGATGGAACAACAACTTCAACATTATTAGCACGTGAAATGGTAAAAGCGGGGTTAAAGGCAGTTGCTAGGGGAGATAACGCAGTCCAAATTAAAAGGGGCATTGATAAATCAGTTGAAGAAGTAGTATCACAATTAAAATTAATATCTGAAGATATTTCAGCAGAAGATCAATTAGAACAAATTGCTACTATATCTGCTAATAATGATGAAGAAACAGGTAAATTAATTGCCACCGCTATTGATAAAGTAGGAATGGAAGGTGTTGTTCATATCGAAGAATCTAGAACAGGAGAAACATATCTAGAAACAGTAGAGGGTATGCAATTTGATCGTGGTTTTAAATCTCCTTACTTTGTAACAGATAATAATACTATGTCATCAGTATTAGAAAATCCTATGATTTTAATTATAGACCAAAAACTTACACAAGTAAAAGACCTATTGCCTATTTTAGAAGCAGTATCATCACAAGCAAAATCACTATTAATTATTGCCGAAGATGTTGACAATGAAGCCTTAGCTACCCTTATTGTAAATAAAATGAGAGGAACAATGAAAGTATGTGCTGTTAAAGCCCCAGACTTTGGTGATAGAAGAAAACTAATTTTAGAAGATATCGCTATTACTACTGGTGGACAAGTATTCAGCAAAGAAAAAGGAATGAAGTTGGATAAGTTTAGTTGGGATTGGTTTGGTGAAGCACGAAATGTAACAGTAACAAAAGAACAAACTACTATTGTAGATGGAAAAGGAACAGCTGAATCAATTGAAGCTCGTATTGAAGAGTTACAACAACAAATTGAGAAAGCATCAACACCTTTTGAAATTGAAAAGTTACAAGAAAGATTAGCTAAATTTGTAGGTGGGGTAGCAATTATCCATGTAGGAGGTGCTACTGAAACCGAAATGAGAGAAAGAAAGGACCGTGTAGACGATGCTTTACATGCTACAAAAGCTGCTATTGAAGAAGGAATTGTTCCTGGTGGTGGAGTTGCTTTATTATATGCTTCACAGAAGTTAAGTAGATCTAAAACAGGAAGTGCAATTGTACGCCGTGCTTGTAGAATGCCATTTCAACAAATATTAGTTAACGCTGGATATGAATCTACTGAAGCCCAAATGTTAGGTAAATATAAGCTAGTAGAATCAGGTAATGATACTTGGGCAGGAATTGATGTTGAAACAGGAGAAGTTATTAACATGAAAGAATTAGGTATCATTGACCCCACAAAGGTTACACGCACAGCATTACAAAATGCCGCTTCAATTGCGGGTACAATACTACTTACTGAATGTACAGTAGTAGATGAACCCGAAGAGGATAACCAACCTCAAATGGATCCCATGATGGGAATGATGTAGAATTTTTTAAATTAACCAATAAATAAATAAATATGAATAAGCAAGAAATTTTTGAACAGATTGAAACTTTGTATACAACATTTGTAGCAGAGCATAATTCAACAACTAAAGCAGGAGCACAACGTGCTCGTAAAGCTATTGGTAGCATTAAAAAGCTAGTAACAGAATATCGTAAGGCTTCAGTAAATGAAAGCAAATAATCCAGAAATCAACATTGTTGAAGAAAACGTTCTTATTGCCAGGCGAGTACCGCCTGGTGATAAATGGCGTTTAGTAGCAAATGAACCCGATGGTCCGGTACATGCTACTTTAACAGATACTTTAGAAGCTTATATGGTAAAAACAGGCTTTAAAGGAGAATATCGACTAGCTCCTTTGAAAAGTGAACTATTTGCCATATCTTCCACAGAAGAAATTATAGAACCAGAACCAGAAAAAAGATATTCAATTTATGGTGAGTACTAAAGAACATACTTTACTTAATGAACGTTATAGACCTAATGTTCTGGAAAATTATGTAGGCAATGCAACGTTAAAATCCTCTATTGCAAAACAATTAAAACAAAATGATATACAAAATTATTTATTTTATGGTAGTGCAGGTACAGGAAAAACTACACTTGCTAAACTTATAGTACATAACCTAGATTGTGACTCTCTCTACATTAATGCCTCAGATGAAAGAGGAATTGAAACCATTAGAGATAAAGTATCAGGGTTTGCATCAGTTGCTTCACTCAAACCCCTAAAAGTTGTAATTTTAGATGAAGCAGATTTTTTAACAATTCAAGCACAAGCTTCTTTACGTAATGTGATTGAAACATTTTCTCGTAATACAAGATTTATTTTAACTTGTAATTTTGTAGAGAGAATTATTGACCCCCTCCAATCACGTTGTCAAACTTTTAAAGTAGTCCCCCCTACTAAAAAGGAAGTAGCAATTCATATAGCAGGGATATGTGATAAAGAAAATATAGGTTATGAACTCCCACATATAGGAAAAATAGTAAATAAGTATCATCCAGACATTCGAAAGATGTTAAATACTATTCAATCAAGTACTCTAGAAGGCCAACTACAACTTGATGAAGGTTTACTTATTTCTTCAAATTATATGAACTCGGTGCTTGAAGGGTTAAAAAATAATGATTTTAAAACCATTAGACAGATTATAGCAGATTCAGGAGTAGATGATTTTGATGAATTATTTAGATTTCTATATGAAAATGCTTTTGAATACATGCCTAATAAAGAAGGTACAGCTGCTATTATAATTAATGAGCATTTGTATAAATCAAACTTTAGAATAGACAAAGAAATAAATTTAATGTCTTTAATCCAGAATTTAATAAATAATAAATGAACAAAGAACAACCACAATTAAACATTGATTTAAGCAACACTCAAGCAATAAAAACTACAGATGGTAGTAGCGTATTCCAACAAGGTGTTATTTTACGTAAAATTTCTAAATTTGTAGCAGGTACATCTGAAGATGCAATGATGCCTATTCCAGTATTTTATGAACCAACAACAGGTAAAATTTTAACAGATTCAGTACCTAAAGAATTACGTGAAGAATTAGCAGACGAGCTTATTTAACATGAGGAATGTATTTGATTGGGTAAAAGAAATCAATACTAAGAAATCACCCGTTGAGTCCTTTTCCACTGCTGATTGGGACCAATGGAATTCTTATGTTGTGCATCGGGTACTTAGTATGAATCCTGATTACTTAGAAATAGTTAATGAAGTACAAAAGTTACCACCTGATAATAAAAAACAAATATATTCCATTTATAAAGAATATATCCCAAAAAATAATAAGTGGAGTAAATATGTTAAATCTACAGTTAAACCCCGAAATAAGGATTTAATTGAATTATTAAAAGATTATTACCAATTATCTAAACGTGAAGTAAAAGATTATTTAACTTTATTAGGTAATAAAGAAATTAGTAACATATTAAGTCGGTTAGGAATTGAAGATAAAGAAATAAAAAAGTTATTAAAGTAGAATATAAACATAATAAGTCTACCTTACAAATAGATCCTTTTAAAAATTGGGGTGATGTTATATCCTTTTTGATTATAAAATACTTCTCTAAAAACAATAAATTAACCCCAGAAAACCTATTTGCTTTTGATGAAGAAGGTATTCAAGTTTGGAAAGATGGAAAAATACTAGCTATAGGTAGTAGTATGTTATTTACTAAACCTAATGATATAGTATGGGGAACAGGTTGTATATCACCTGGAGAAATAGGATCAAACCCATTAAAAGTATACTCAGTCAGGGGCCCTTTAACTAGAAAGGAGTTAATTAGTAGAGGAATAGAAACACCTAAAATTTATGGTGACCCCGCTTTATTATTTCCTGAAATATATAACCCCAAACCAAATCCTAAATACAAATATGGTTTAATTCCCCATTATATTGATTTTACAGACCCTAAATCATTAGAAATAATAACCTGTTTAGAATCCCAGGGAGTTAAAATAATTAATATAACAGCTGGTATATTTAATTTTATAGATGAATTACTCCA